AACGGAGAGACTACAAGGTATTATTTTTCCGAGAAAAACGGAATGAATTATTATCAGCGGGGAGTGGGAGGAACGCCACAGCCTACTCCGCTGAATATGACAGTAAGGGATTTTACAAAAAGAGTCCAGGCAAATGGGGCAACTGTAAAGCCGGTAACTGCAGCGTCGAAGGCAGCAGAACAGAAGGCATATGAGGCAGACAGGAAAGCGACGAACGATTTTCTTAACCAGGCAGACGCATCGATGGGCGGCAACCGTGGAGATCAGAGGAGAGCTACGAAAGGTCGCCGTGGAGGACGTAGAGGCATTTAATAGCATGGAGGTGGTCAAATGGCTACAAAAAAGGTGGTTGGAAGACCGCCAAAGTATAAGAGTAAAGAAGAAATTGAAGAAAAGATTGAAGAGTATTTTAAAGAATGTGAAGGAGAAATTCTGAAAGATGATGAAGGAAAGCCGATATTTAATAAATTCGGAAGTCCGGTAGTGATCAATCAACGTCCTCCGACAGTCACAGGACTAGCTTTAGCCCTTGGATTTTCTACGAGGCTGTCACTATTGAACTATCAAGGGAAAAAGGAGTTTATGAACACGATAACACGTGCGAAGGCAAGGGTGGAAGCGTATGCAGAAGAACGGCTCTTTGACCGGGACGGGTCGAGCGGGGCTCAGTTCAGCCTGAGAAACAACTTCAAGGGTTGGACGGAAAAGACAGAACTGGATGAAGAGGAGCAGCAGGCAAGAATTGAACAGATCCGTGCGAATACAGCAAGGATGAGCGGCGGTGATGGAGACGAGGATGAGGGAGTGGAGATTATCAATGACGCACCGAAAGAAGCAAATGAAGATATCGGAGATAATAATCCCGAAATACCTGCCGATATTTAATAATCGGAATATTAAGCACATTATACTGACTTCCGGCAGAGCTGGAACAAAGTCGAGCTACGCAGCGGTAAGATCGGATTATCAGCTTGTATCAGATGCGAATGGATCGGTTGTCGTCTTGAGAAAGCATCATAATAAGCTGAGAAAAACAGTCTACAAAGAAATGCTAAGGGGGATCAATCGGTTGGAAATTCCCAAAAGTAAATTCCTGATTACAAAATCCCCGATGGAAATAACATATAAAAAGCATGGGACGACAATGTATTTTGCTGGGTCAGACGGGATCGATGATACAAAAGGTATCATTGATGAAGATAAGCCGATCAAGTTGGTTGTGCTGGATGAGCTGACAGAGTTTTTTGACGATGGAGAGGGAGAAGATGAACTGACCAATATTGAAGCGACGTTCGTTCGTGGAAATAAAGGGGGATTTCAGATGATCTATCTCTATAATCCTCCCAAAAATCCGAATGCACCCATCAATTTGTGGTGCAAGAAGATGGAAAAGCGAGAGGACTGCATTCATATTCATACGGATTACCGGGATGTTCCGGTTGAATGGCTGGGACCTGATCTGATTGCATCCGCCGCAGCTATGAAGGCATCTGATCCGAAAATGTATAGATGGGTTTGGCTGGGTGAAGCAATCGGTGTAGATGAATTGATCTACTATATGTACGGAAGCCAGCACAGACAGAAAGCAGATTCACAGCGGATTTACGAAAGAGTCTATATCGGTGGAGACTATGGACAGCAGAATGCTACGACTTTCGAAGCGTTCGGACTAGATCTGTACCGCAAGAAATTCCCCGGACTTGGAGAATACTACCACAGTGGGCGTGATTCCGGGCGGCAGAAAAGTCCGTCAGAATATGCTCGGGACTTTGTGGATTTTACAAAAAACATTAGGGATAAATATGGGACATCAGTTTTTTATCTGTTCCTGGATCCATCAGCAAAAGGGCTTGCGGAAGAGGTCAGGAGAGCAACGAGAAACCTAGAATATTCTGTGAAGTTGCGTGATGCAGATAACAGTGTTGCTCTTGGCATTAGCAGAGTGCAAAAAGCACTTTCGTTCGAGGTGATGTCGATTGATCCCAGTCAGGAGAATGCAGACCGGGAATTTGGAACTTATGAATATGATAAAAAATCTATTGAAAGAGGTAAGGAAGTGCCAGTAAAAATGGATGATCACTGCATGGATGCGATCCGGTACGCGGTGATGGGAGCGTGGAGCAGGATAAGGCATTGGCTGCCAATAGATGAAGGAGGTGATGAGGGGTGAACATTTTTAGTTATTTCAGGAAAGCAGGAATAGACACTGTGGATACGTCATTTTATCAAAAGATAAACGAATGGATCAGCTGGTACAACTCCAATGTAAGAGGGTTTTCTTTTTACAAGGCGTATACTGGGCGTGGAACGTATAACCGATGCAGGCGAAAGAGCATGGGGATGGCGAAAAAGCTTTCTGAGGATATTGCAGACCTGCTGCTAAACGAAAAGGTTATGATCACATTGGAAGATGATGCTACACAAAAATTTGTGCAGGAAATATTAGATGAAAACCATTTTCTGGTGATCGGAAATGACTTCCAGGAGCGTAAGGCATACACTGGAACAGTTGCATACATTCCGTATTTGTATGATACGGAAGTGAGCGAGGATGGCTCCGTACTATCAGGAAAGATTGGAATTGAATATGTGGATGCACCCAATATTTTTCCAGTGAGCTGGAAGAATGGAGAAGTTTCGGAGTGTATTTTTGCTTTTCCGCATACAGCCAATCGAAAGAAATATGTGCATTTGCAGCATCATCGAAAAGCAGAAGATGGAAATTACATTATAGAAAATAAAGTTCTCAGATGTGGATCCGGTGAGTCTTCAGGAACAGAAGTTGATGAGAAAGAATGGAAAGAATTGCGACCATTTAAGAATTTGACAGCTACTGTTCAAACCGGATCGACAGAGCCGCAGTTTGTGCTTGACCGTTTAAACATAACCAATAATGCAGATACGAGCAACCCGATGGGAATTGCTATTTTTGCGAATGCTATTGATACGTTGAGAAAATTGGATACTGAATATGATTCGTATTGTAATGAGTTTGATCTTGGGCGAAAGCGGATTTTTGTTGCACCTGAATTGCTGACCAATGATGACGGGACACCGGCATTTGACCCGGAGGATGCGGTATTTTACAAGCTGCCGGATGATTATAACGAAAAAGGTGAAGGGCTTATCAAAGAAGTTGATATGCAGCTTCGGGTAGAAGCACACAGCAAGGCGATCAATGACGATCTGAATTATCTTTCCTTAAAGTGTGGATTTGGCACGAACCGGTATCAATTTAACGGGATTGGAGCCAAAACAGCTACGGAAATTATTTCTGAAAATTCAGACATGTACCGGATGCTGAAAAAGCATGAGATCATTCTGGAAGACGTGCTAAAGAGATTAATCAGAATTATTATCCGGCTCGGTCAGGTCACGGGGAATGTACTGGATCCTGATACAGAAATCACGATAGATTTTGATGATTCCATCATTGAGGATAAGGATTCGGAACGTCAGCAGGATCGGCAGGATGTGAGCATGGGCGTGATGAGGTTGGAAGAATATCGGGCGAAGTGGTATGGAGAAACGGTTGAGCAGGCTCGTCAGAATCTTCCCGAGCAAAATCAGGTGATGGAGTGATATGAGAAATGAATACAAGGAAAAGATCGCCAGCAAGATTGCGGCAAGATACGCAGATCTTGAAGTCAGGATCATGCAGGATATTGTTCGGAGAATTAAGAAGACGGGCGAAATCACCAGCACAGCAGACTGGCAGATTAACCGGTTAAAAATACTAGGGTATTCTTCGGAGGACATTGAAAATGCATTGAAAGACACTCTGAATGCTTCTTACCCGGAAATGTTTGAACTGTACGACAAAGTGATCGACTGGGAATACGTCAGGAACAAGGACCTCTATGAACAGATCAATGCGGAATACATACCTTTTGAAGAAAATGAACATCTGATACAGGTGACATCAGCTATCAAAAAGCAAAGCCTTGAGGACTTGGAAAATATTACAAGATCTCTAGGCTTTTATTTGGATTACGGTGGCAGAAAGGTATTAACTCCATTGTCACAGGTATACAGTGGGTATCTCGATAATGCCTGCATGGACATTGTCACAGGAGCATTTGATTATAATACAGTTCTCCGGCGGGTAGTCACTCAGCTCACGAATAGCGGACTTCGGCAGATAGAATATTCATCGGGGTATGCAAATCGAATCGAGGTCGCAGCAAGACGGGCTGTCATGACCGGACTGACGCAGCTTTCTGGGAAGATTGCGGAATATAATGCTGAAAAGCTCGGTACGGAATATTTTGAAGTGGAATGGCACGCATGGGCGAGACCAACGCATACGATATGGCAGGGCAGAGTGTGGAGTCAACAGCAATTGTATGATGTCTGTGGACTCGGTACAGTAACCGGACTATGTGGAGCAAACTGCTACCATACTTACTTCCCTTTTGTTCCCGGTGTATCGGTACGAGCTTATACGGATGACTGGCTAGACGAACAGAATCGGAAAGAAAGCGAGCCGACCGAGTTCCGTGGTAAAGAATACACTCTTTACGAAGCAAAACAACGGCAGCGTCAAATGGAAACTGCTATGCGGGCACAGCGTGAAAAGGTGCAGCTATTGCAAAAAGGCGGTGCTGATCCGGATGATGTTATGTTAGCTCGATGTAAGTACCAAGGACAGTTAGATGAGTATGCAAGGTTCTCGAAGAAAATGGGACTTAAACAGGAACGTGAAAGAATTTATTTGGATATGAAAGGCAGGGTTGCACCTGGAAAAATATCCAGAAAAATGGTTATAAAAGCCTCCAGTACAGATAACTTGTTTGAAAAGTCAAAATTATCAAAAGTAATGGGTATCGGTAAGGATAAAATTGATTTCAGTAAAGTTGATGAAAAATCAAGAAAATCGGTATATAATGGAATTAAGAAAGTATTTGACAAATTTCCGCAGCTCAAAGGATATACAAATAAAATCATATATGATTCAGATTTGAAGTCGATTGCCTCAAGCAGTTCTATGCATGGTGTTATTAAACTTAGTTCCTATTTTTCGGATTACGAAAAGTTAAAGAAAAAATATGAGCATTATATAAAAATTGGATTTTCTCCACTTGGAACTACCGCCGACAGTATAATCGTTCATGAAATGGGACATCAGTTAGATGGTTACCTTACATGGAAAGGTATATATGGAGGAAAGATAGAAAAATATGGTGTAACAAGGACGAGCGTAGCAGTTAGGAGAGAAGTCTTACAAAGATTAGGATATTTTGATTATACACGTGCGGAGCGTGCAGACTGGACTAGAATGGGCTACAAAGGACGAGAACTGAACGATGCGTTAGATTTTTCTAAAAAGGAATTCATCACAAAGCATATTTCAGAATACGCTTACAAAAATGAGCGAGAGTTCTTTGCGGAATGTTTTTCTGAATATATGACTAGTAAAAAACCACGAGAAGCAGCAAGAATCTTTGGTGAAATACTCGAAGAAATCATGGAGGGATTATAATGACAATGTTTGACCCAGATACACCTGATATCGATAAAAAACTTCAGGAAATTGAAGATGAGGAAATGAAAGATGTTTTTAGAAGGCTAGGGGATTCTGATGAAGAAATAGAATTTGCCGTCAGAAGAACACACTTGCGTGAAAGAATTTGGAAATTGGAAGAGATATTGTGTGAGCCGGAAGAAATCTTAGATATTCTCTCAGAGGAAGGTTGGAAAAGAGAAGAAATAGAAGATGAAATGAAACAAATTGAATAGATACCACCCATTCGAGAGAGTGAGTGGTATTTTTGTACCCATTTTTAAGGCGAGGAGAGGTTGTGGTATGACACTTCAGGAGTTTTTTGACGTAAAAGAATCTTACCGGCTTCCGGACAAAATAATGGAGATGTTATTATCACCGGATGCAGAAAAGACTATCACGCAGATTAAAGAACAAATTTCTTGCGATATTCGGGATATGTTCCAGGAAGAGCAGGGAGATAGAAAAAGTTTAAAGCAAGATTTTACACCCGATTGCATCTGCTCTATTGTAGCCGATCTAATGATTGACGGTACTTGTTTGGATATGTGTTCCGGAACAGGAGCTCTGAGTAAAATGGCTGCATTAAAACGTGGGATTGAAATTAACGAACAGGAATTTTCTGAAAGGACGATTCCATTTGCCATTCTGGACGCATGTATGAACGGTATGCAAGGCACGATAAGCAAGGCGGATTGTCTGAGGAATACAGTACAGGAAACCTACTTACTTGAAGAGCGGGGCGGTATCAGTATCGTATCCTTACAGGAACGACAAGAAGCAGGATGTTTTGATAATGTAATCATGAATCCACCGTATTCCATGAAATTTCCGGAGGCGGATGAGATGAGAATCATGGGACATAAAATACCGAAAAGTAAAGCAGATTATGGATTCATATTACGTGGATTAGAGCATCTAAACAGAGGCGGGCGACTGATCGCAATTCTTCCGCATGGTGTTTTATTCCGTGGGGCAGGTGAAGGAGATATCCGAAAATGGTTAGTGCAAGAGCGCTTAATCAATGCGGTAATAGGACTTCCGGATAAGTTGTTCTTAAATACAAGTATTCCGGTTTTCGTTTTAATTTTGCAATATGATTCTCCGGACATACTTTTTATAGATGCGAGCAAAGATTTCATAAAAAAATCTGCACAAAACGATATGACAGAACAGCAGACCGGTAAAGTTGTAGATACTTTTTTAAACAGACAAGAAGTGGAGAGATACTCGCATATTACGAGTTATTCGGAAATTGAAAAGAATGATTTCAATTTGAACATACCAAGGTATGTAGACAGCTTCGTGCATGAACCTTTGCCAGATGTACGAAAGATTTTGACGAATCTTAGAGAAATTGACGAAGAAGAGAAAAAAGTTAAAGACGAGCTATATAAAATGCTGCAGGATTTAACTGGAAACGCTGAGGATATGAATGCCATTGAGATGCATAAGATCATTTTAAATCCAAAGCAAAGAAGGAAAACAGAAAAGAAACAATATGATCAGTTGGAGTTGAGCTGGACATGAAATTAAGATGCAGAAAAAGAAATATCAGTGAAGTGTGCATTGTTGAGAGAGCTGTATCAGGAAAGAAATATAAAGCCGGTACATGCTTTATTAAATTGAGTGCAGTCGATGAGTTCGTCGGACAGATCAAGGAAGCTGGGAACATAGACAGCCGATTTGCAGTGTTTGAACCGAAAAAAGAAGTGGATTGTGATTACCTTTACATAGCTATCAAAAGAGTATTTCCAGATTTTTTAAGAAGATATAGGACTACAATCAATCTGCAGTTTAGTACTCTCGTAAATTTTATTTTAGACTGGCATGACAACGAGAAAGACCAGCGATACATTGTAGAACAGATCAGAATGATCGATAACGAAATCGAAATGATAGAGCGACAGATTGACAATGAAAAACAATTAAAAAAATGGTATCTCGAGAAAATGATGGCAAACGACTATCCATAGAAAGGCGGTGATCCGATATCTCCCACCGGCGGGGAATGACCGGAAATGTAAAGGAGTGATTGTTTGATTGAGGTGAAAGTCCGAGAGGACATGCTTGCATTAAAAGGCCATGCCTGCCGAAAAGGGTCAGATGGTATTGACCGGGCATGTGCAGCGGTATCCGCTCTCACCTGCAACCTGATCAATTCGCTGAATGATCTGACAGGTGACCGGATCAGGGCAGATACCGGGAGCGGAAGAACCGTGATCGAATGGGAGCGGCTTTCTGACAGAGGGAAGTTGCTGCTAGATTCGTGGTTTCTCGGATTGACAGATATCAACCGGGAATATAATTGTATAACATTTTTGTAGGAGACACCCTGAGGGGTGTTTTTCTTTTGCCCAAAACGTGAAGGCATTAAAAGCTCGGGAGCTCAACGAAGCATAAACGGAGGTAGAAATGAGAAAAAGAATGATGTTACAGCTTTTCGAGGACGGCAGCGGAGCTGGCTCTGGTGGACAGGGTGGAAATGCCGGGACTGGGAACGGCGGTGGGGAATCCGCTGGAAGCACATCCGGAGCTTCCAATTCCGGAACTTATACCTATGAACAGCTGGAAGAAATTGCAAGTGCCAGGGCAAGCAAGTCGGAACGTGCAGCTCTTGCAAGCTTTTTCCGTGGTCAGGGAATGACAGAGGGAGAAGTCACAGAAGCAATTACAAGATTCAAGGCAGAACGTGCGGCAAATCAGCCGGACACGGCAAAGCTGCAGAAAGAACGTGATGACGCTTTGAAGGAAGTTCGGCAGATGAAAAATGAGAAATTTCTGTCAGGTAAAGGCGTGAAGACAGAGGATCTTGATTATGTCATGTTCAAGGTATCGAAGCTTGTAAACGACAAGACAACATTTGAAAAAGCTGCAGAACAGTATTTGAAAGAAAATCCGAAATATACAGGCAGCACGTATCGGATGTCTACGTCTTCAGGAAGCTCTTCGGAGGGAGCTGGTGGAAGCATGAATGCTTCTATCAATGAACGTATCCGTGCTGCAGCAAGAAAGTGATGGAGGTAGAAGATGAACAGAAACAGAATGAATTTAAAATTGTTTGAAGCAGACACAAATATCATTGATCGTAGCGGGGCAGAGTCTTTAATTCCGATTCAGGAATCCAACGAGATCATCCAGGGAACAATCGCACAGTCAGCGGTTCTGTCAAGAGGGCGTAAGCTTGCAAATATGACCAGTAAGCAGTACAAGATGCCTGTATTGGATATGCTGCCGATCGCTTATTTTGTAAACGGCGATAACGGTCAGAAGAAAACAACAAAGCAGGCATGGGACAAGAAATTTATCACCGCAGAAGAAATTGCGGTAATTGTTCCGATTCCAGAAGCTGTATTGGATGATTCAGAATACGATATTTGGTCAGAAGTAAAGCCAAGAGTAACAGAAGCATTTGGAAAAGTCATTGATGGAGCGGTGCTTTTTGGAGAAAATAAGCCGTCAACATGGAGAGAAGATGTTGTTGCAACTGCAACAAAGGCGAGTGCAGTCGTAACACTCGGAGCATCTGACAGCCTTTATGACAAGATTATGGCAGAAGATGGTGTCATCGCAAAAGTCGAGGGATCCGGCTACTTTGTGAATGGTCACATGGCAGATATCTCCATGAGGGCAAAGCTCAGGGGATTGAAGAATGCGAATGGTGATCCGCTGTTCAAACAGGATCTGCAGGGAACAACGCAGTATGCTTTAGATGGCTCTCCGATGAATTTCCCAAACAACGGAGCGTTTGACAAATCAAAGGCACTGATGATTTCAGGAGACTTCTCTCAGCTTGTATATTCCATCAGACAGGATATTACATTCAAGTTATTCACGGAAGGCGTGATTCAGAACACCGATGGAACTATCGCATACAACCTGATGCAGAATGATATGATTGCTCTTCGTGCGGTGATGCGTCTTGGATGGGAAATCCCGAATCCAATCAATGCTCTTGCAAAAGATAAGACCAAGAGATGCCCGTTTGCGATCCTGAAAGCGGGAGAATAAGGAAGGAGCAAGACAATATGTATGCGGATCATTTCTATTATTTGTCTGAATACGGTGGTGAGTTGATTCCACTTGAAAGATTTGCAAAAGCAGAAAAAAAAGCAGAAGCCCATATAAGGCATCTGACTTATGTGAACGGAGATATTTTTGCTTGTGAAAACGATACCGTAAAAGATGCTGTATGTGCAGTTGCAGAGATTTATTATTCTTGCGACCTGAAAAATCAGCAGGGAAATGGATTTGTAAAGTCGGAAAATACGGATGGATATAGTGTGACTTATGTAAACGAGCAGGTGGACGGAGAGACGGCAGAAGCGGTCGCATCCCGCAAAGCTTACGAAGTTGCACGGACGTATCTGCTTCCGCTGGGATGGTTGTCCAGGAAGGTGGGATATTGTAATGCTTACAAATGCAGTGATCACGCTCTTTAACCGTTACCCGGATAAGGAGCAGAAAAAGATAGTGTATCTGCCGCACCGGATTGACCTGGCATGGTATCACGTCAGCCGGAAGACCACGCCATCGCAGGGTGGTCTGATCAGCTCGGACGAGCATATGATCCGCATCCCATTTGATCAGTGTGCAGACTGGAAATCTGCGGATCAATTTGCGACAGGGCAGAAAGGGACTTGCTGGACTGTTCAGAACGGGGATCTCTTTATCCAGGGAGAATGGTGCGGTGGAGAAGTCACAGGGATTGATGACCTGAAAAAGCAGTATAGCGGAGTAGTCGGGGTGGTGAAGAGCCATTCCGAGAATTTTATCGGATCATCCCCGCATATCAGAATCAGTGGAGGTGCGTGATGGTAATCAGAATGCAGTTAGACCCGAAAGATCAGATCCTGCTCAGGAGAAGCCTGAACAAGAACGGAAAAGGGCAGAGATTTTTTACAAGCGAAGTCAGAAGACTGTCTGACCCCTATGTTCCACGGCTGACTGGACGATTGAAGACGGATGCCACAGAAGCGATCTCTACGATCACGTACAATGCACCTTATGCAAGGCGGCAGTATTATGAACACAAAGGAGATGGTCTTCGGGGTTCGCACTGGGCAGAACGGATGTGGGCAGACAGAGGACTTGAGATTGTAAAGGCGGTAGCCAGTTTTTGCGGAGGAAAAGCAGGATGAGTGTAGCAACCAAAGTCGCTGAATTTATAGCAGGCTGTCCGTTCCTGGAAGAGTTTGAACAGATGTTCCCGATCGTGAACGTGGATCTGCTGGGAGAGGATGCAACAGCGTATAGTCTGGAGCTTACTCCGGCAGACCCGATCGTCAAACGGTATACGAACGGAGATGCGATCCGACAGATGGTATTTTCTCTTTGTTCCCGGGAATGGTACGGAGAAGAGAGCAACAAGGACACAGCGGAATTTTACGAAAAATTCTCTGACTGGCTGGATGAATGTACGGAGCAGGGAAGACTTCCGGCACTGTCGGGAAATCTCACGAGTAAGTCTATTCAGGCTACGACAGGCGGTTATTTATACGATAATGAAGGCACGAAATGCCAGTACCGCATTCAGTGCCGCTTTTTATATTACAAACGGAGGTAAGGCAATGAAAAGAATGAATTTACAGATTTTTGAAGCAGCAAAAGACACTGGTGTAACGCAGCGTTACCAGCGTGCAGATTACATTGATGTTACAGGAGGATCTGATTCCCCGAAATATGAGCTTCTCGGAATTGGTGTGACCCAGTTGGATGATTCACCGTCCGCACAGACTACGTCAAAGAGATACGTCAATCAGAAAAGTGCAACACAGAGCATTGGCGGTTATGAATGGACAGCACCGCTTGAGTTCGATCTGATCCAGAGTGAACCGGCAATCGCTTACATTTCGGAGATCGGCGAGAACGAAAAGACCGGAGTGGAGGCAGATACATTTTACGTGAAGGTATACCTGGACAAACCGGTGAGCGGCTCAGCCGGAACTTATGAAGCAAAACGCAGAAAAGTTGCGGTTGAGATTTCTGAATTTAAGGATAACGATGGTGAAATTCAGGGATCCGGCAACCTGCTTGGCAAGACTGACTGGGTAAAGGGTACGTTCAACACAGCAACCAAGGCATTTACAGAGGGAAAATAATCTCCCTCACTGATAATGCTTCAGTTGGTGAGGCTGTAGCGGACGAAGCAGAAAAAGATTTATTTGAACAGATGGAGGAGAAAGACAATGCAGATTAACGGAGTTACATTAAATTTTTCATTTTTTGACCCGGATTTTGAGGAGGGTAAAAAGGCATATCTGAAAGAACTGGAAGAAATCTCAAAGATTGGAGATACAGGAACGGAACCAGATGCGATCAGACAGCAGTGTGATACAGTTAAGCACCTTTTCGATGTGACTTTTGGGGAAGGCACAGGGGAAAAAGTATGCGGAACGGGTCACGATCACCTCTTATATCTGGAAGCTTATGAAGCACTGCTTAACGAACAGATCCGACAGTGTGAGAGGTATAGAGCAGTAAAAGAGCGACTGGGAATGAAAGGGGCTGAATGAGTTCCCTTACAGAGCCTTTTCCGGTAAGTCTGACCATTAGCGGTGTGGAATGTCCGATCCATTGGGATTTCCGCACCGTTTTACGTTGTCAGAAAATCCTTCAGGATGCAGGAAGAGAGCTGACTGAGGACGAAATGACGAGATTGCTCAGGCTTTTTTACGGTCAGTACACCTGGTATACAGAAGAACATTTTGACAAGATGCTGTGGTTTTTCTCCTGTGGGAGAGAGCCGGAGCGTAAGCATTTTCCACGGAAGATCGCCGGAATCAACAGCAAGCAGGCGTTTGATTTTGAGGTAGATGCTGATCTGATCTATGCGGCATTTATCCAGCAGTATGGAATCGACCTGCAGACAGAGGAGATGCACTGGTGGAAATTTATGATTTTACTGGAAAATCTCGGAGGAGATACAAGATTCCAGAAGATCATGGAGTACCGGACACTGGATCTCTCGGCAAAAGGTTTATCAAAGGATCAAAAGAGATTCTATCAGGCGATGCAGGAATATTACGGACTGGATACAGAAAAAGCACCGGATAAGGCGAAATTGAAAGCTTTGGAGGAGGCACTGGAACGGGGCGAAGATGTAAGCGAGCTGCTAAAAGGATGGTGAGATGATTGGCAGACGGAAAAGTGATTATTGATACCGGACTGGACACATCCGGTATTGAAAAAGATTTAAGCAAAATGGGAAAGCTTGCGAAAACCGGTCTGAAAACCGTAGCAACAGCGGTGAGTGCAGTGTCCACTGCTCTTGGAGGTGCAGCAGCGGCAGCTGTAAAGGTCGGTGCCAGCTTCGAATCTGAGATGTCGAAAGTATCAGCCATTTCAGGAGCTACAGGGGACGAACTGCAGAAACTGACTGATAAGGCAAAGGAAATGGGGGCAAAGACGAAGTTCAGTGCCTCTGAATCTGCTCAGGCTATGGAATACATGGCTATGGCGGGATGGAAGACACAGGATATGCTGTCCGGTATTGAGGGGATCATGGATCTTGCGGCGGCATCCGGTGAAGATCTTGCAACGACTTCTGATATCGTTACAGATGCACTGACAGCGATGGGACTGGCTGCATCGGACTCCACCCATTTCGCAAATGTCCTTGCGGCAGCATCCAGTAATGCGAACACCAACGTCTCTATGATGGGTGAAACATTTAAGTACGCTGCACCAGTAGCAGGAGCGTTGGGGTATAACATTGAAGACCTGTCTCAGGCTATCGGACTGATGGCAAACTCGGGAATCAAGGGAACCCAGGCAGGTACTGCCCTCAGGAGTGTGCTGACCAGACTGGCCAAGCCGCCAAAAGAAGCATCAGCGGCATTGGACAAATATGATATATCCATGAAAAACGCAGATGGCAGCATGAAAACCCTGATGCAAGTCATGGAGAATATGCGGGATTCCCTTCAGGGGTTGCCCGCGGATGAGCAGGCAGCGGCGGCAGCGGCAATTGGAGGGCAGGAGGCTATGTCAGGATTGCTGGCTATCGTAAATGCATCGCAGGGTGATTTTGACAAGCTTGCATCTGCCATAAAGAACGCTGACGGAACGGCTGCGAATATGTCAGAGACAATGCAGGACAACCTTGAAGGTGCGGTTACGATTTTGAAATCCAGTCTTGAGGGTCTCGGCATTGAAATTTATGAATCTCTTGATACGCCACTGAAAAATACAGCCGTGCAAGCCACGCAGGCTGTAGGCGATATGACGGACGCCTTTAAAAATGGTGGTCTGAAAGCGGCTGTAAAAGAGGCCGGAAACATCTTTGCAGATTTTGCCGTGGATGCAGCATCCCACGCACCGGAAATGGTGGATACAGCGGTTGATTTCATCGAATCTTTCATTTCCGGCGTGTCAGGAAATAAAGGAAGACTTCTGACAGCCGCAGCAGAAGTAGCAGAATCAATAGCAGGAGGACTTGCAAGCCTTCTGCCGGCAGAATTAAAGAAACCGGCACAGGATGCAGTAGAAGCCTTGTCAGAGTCGCTCAATTCAGGTGGATTGAAATCAGCCGGGAAAAAAGCAGTATCTGTATTCAAGAATCTGACCAAAGCGGCAGGAACGCTTGCGAAAGTGGCACTTCCACCGGTCACAAAAGCCATCGACCTGCTGAGTGGAAATCTAGGTGTGATTGCTCCCTTGGTGGCTGGAGCTACGACAGCATTGAAGCTGTACAGCACAGCCACCAAGGTCAGCAAGAATCAGACGAATCTGAATGCAGCAGCCCTGGCAAGGCTGACTGCGATGGAAAAAGCAAATGCTTTACAGCTTGTAGCATCTAACGGCGGTCTGACACTCCGGGAAACGCTGATGGGAGTCTATAGCGGTCAGATCGGAGTCACGACTGCCCTGACCGGACTGTGGACGAAAGCACAGACAGCCCTGAACGCTGCTATGGCATCAAATCCAATCGGTCTGCTTGTTACCGCAGGGGCGGCACTGGCAGCCTGTATCGGAACAGCAATCCTGCTGACGGATGATGAAGCGGCATCAACAGATCGGCTGACGGAGGCACAAAAGGAAAATATCCAGGCAGCACAGGATGAAATTGACAGTATTAACGAAAAGGCAGCGGCAAGGCAGAAAAATATTCAGGCAGCCACATCTGAGATCGACAATGCAGAAGCATTGTGGGGAGAACTGCAAAAGATTGTTGATGCGAATGGAAAAGTGCAGGCAGGACAGGAGGCAAGGGCAGCGTATATCACAGGTGAGCTGTCCAGTGCGTTAGGTGTAGAAATCAGCCTGAACGATGGACTGATTCAGAACTACAGCGACTTGAAGAAATCTGTCTACGATCTGATTGCGGCAAAAAAAGCAGAAGCCGTTCTTGACTCCATGAAGTCGGACTATGCGGATGCAATGAAAGAGCAGGCAGACAAGGCGGCTGAACTGGCAGATGCTTACGAAAAGCTTAGTAGCAAAAAAAGCAAGATCGCAGAACTTGAGAAGGAACTTGAAGCAGAATCGGCAAATGCTGTAGTAATGGGGTATGATGCCCAGGGCGAAGCTATTGTGCGGAATACTGAAAAGTACGGAGAACTGAAAGAAAAGCTTGAAAAAGCAGGTAGTGGACTGGAAGAATTGCAGGCAAACTTTGACGCTGCCAATGCGGCGATGCAGGATAATCAGAAAGTCATCTCCGATTACAGTAGCCTGACAGAGGCAGCAATGAGTGGAAATACTGATACGATCAACTCTGCACTGGCAGAAATTCAGAGCGGAATTGACACTACTTTGGAGATTGGATCAGAAGCAGCCATCGAGCAGGCCAGTGCAATGACAGATAAGCTTACCAGTATTTTTTCCGCTGAAAAAGATGGAGCAATGCAATTAACCCAGCAGACCAAAGATGGCTTGACGGAGGCAATGGGGATTGCCCTGAATCAGGTCGGAACTGGTGCAGATCAGATCAAGGAAATATTAAAAAATGCCGGTAAGGATGGCTCTGCAAAACTTGTAGCGGCTATGGCACAGGCAAAGATATCCGGTACGCTGAGCACTGAGGCGCAGGCAGGAATGGAAAGCTTTCTGAAAGGATTTTCAGGACTGGACGAAAAAACTAAAGAGACGTGGTCACAGGCGTGGTATGGAGCTTTGGAAGGACTGGAAGGGTTTGAAACGCTGGTTGATCCGGCAGAGCAAGGTGCGGATGCATTCCTGCAAAGCCTGATCACGACTCTTGATGTCCACAGTCCGTCCCGTGCGGTGAAAGAAATCTTTTCGTATGTCTGGCCGGGAGCGGTTGAAGGATTGAACGAAGGTCAGGAGGAACTTACTTCTTCCGGTACTGGCGTGATCTCCCGGCTGCTTGATGCTATGCGGGGATCAGTAGGAGATACGAAAGAAATCGGATCAGGGTTGATGACTTCTTTTAATGAAGGAATCGGATCACAGCTGTCAGTTTCGGAACAACAGGGAAAAGCGAATGCAGAAGCTGCAAAAAGAGGAGCAGGGGCTGTTGACCCGACCTCGACCGGTAGTGCATTTGGAAGATTTTTCGATACAGCGATCGGCAGTTTTGTCGGGAAGCTGTTGACAAGAGGAAAAGGACTGGCAGACAGTGCGAAGCGTGGAGCTGGATCGGTGAATCCGGGAAGTACTGGAAAATCGTTCGGAACAGCATATTCTTCTGCTGTCGGAAGTAAGGCAGGGGATGCAAGGGCAAAAGGAACATCCCTTGCTACCAGTGCAAAAAGCGGAGCAGGAAGTATTAATTCATACGATACCGGGTCTAATTTCGGATCAGGATTTGTTCGTGGAATTGGTGACTGGGTTGGAAAAGCTGCATCAAAAGCGGCAGAGATGGCAAGTACGGCTTATGAAAAAGTCAAGAGCGTACTGGGGATTCATTCACCATCAAAAGTAATGCGAGGAGCGGGGCGTTTTTCTGGCAAGGGATTCGCACTTGGAATTGACGATCAGATTCCGGCTGTAAAAAAGGCTTCAGAACGAATGGCACGTTCGGCACTGAATTCGCTGGACATGGCAGATCTGTCCAATCGGGTGCGGGAGGCGATGGCGGTGAATACAAATAGGATCACCAGCTCATTTGCCTTGCAGAGTACAGAAAAGATCATAAATCAGCAGAGCGTACAGAGTACTATGAGGATTTCAGACGAGGATCTGACGCAACTGGCAACGAAAGTAGGGAATGCAACGGCTGCCGGTGTTAAGAAGATGCAGAGCAGACCGGTATACCTGGGTACGACCCGGTTAGACCGGGAACTGCCGAAAGGAGCGGTGCCGAAAATATGATAAGAGAAGCGTATTACATAAATTCAAAAGGAGTGATCCTGAATTTTCTTTTTGATCCGTATTATACGGCAGAAGCAGACTGGTATGATTCCGAATGGGATGAGACTGCAAGCGGATATCAGAAGACGGTACAGGTGGATGTATATGGCAGCGGGGAAGGTCTTGCGAAAAATATGGAAAAACTGTACAGCGTGCTTGCTGTAGATGCAGATCTCGGAGTACATGGAAAATTGTACGTCAATGATACATTTCTCTCCTGCCGTGTGGAGAAGTCAAAGAAGTCGAACTGGAAAGGGTTCGATATGGCAGAGGTGGAGCTTACTTTTACAGCCCCATCCTTGTCATGGATGACAGTGGTAAGTCAGCAGCTTTTTCCGCAAAGTCAGATGACAGCGGCAAGCGGACTGGACTTCCCCTTTGATTTTCCTTTTGATTTCGCAGATGTTCGGGCGGGGACGGCTGAATTTGAAATTGACCATCCCTCTGCATCAGATTTTAAGATGACGATATACGGACCTTGCACAAATCCGAAGATATTAATCAACGGATACCCGTACGAAGTCAGAACCACACTGGAACGCAATGAATACATGATTATTGATTCCGCAGAGCAGACAGTATATAAATATCTGACAAATGGAACTGTATCCAATCTGTTTAATGAACGAGGTTATGAATATTCCATTTTTGAAAAGATCCCAAGCGGTCTCATCCGGGTGAACTGGGCGGGAACGTATGGGATAGATTTGGATATCTTCCCGGAACGGAGGGAAGCAGCATGGTGATTTTGGCAGATGCACAAAGAGAAATCGGAAGTCTGAAGGACGCAAATGTTGAATTTGATGTCAACGACAAAAAGATGTTTACAGTGCAGATTGCACGCTGCTACTGGACACAGTCGCTGACATTTGATGCGTTGGTGTACGTCCCGGATACGGAATACGGTGGAATCATAGGAAGTGTATTGACCGATACAACTCTGGATTACGTGGAATTGAAAGGCTATACATGGCGTGGAATGCTGGAGCATAAAATTATCCAGCCGCCAGCCGGAAGTGATTATAAAAAAATATCCGGGGAACTGAATGAAGTGTTGAAGACGCTGATCGAGCCGGAATTTGACGGACTCTTTGTAGTAAGCCAGGAGAATACCGGGGTGTCTGTGAGCAACTACCAGTTCGACAGATATTGTACCTTGCTCGATGGAATTGTAGAAATGCTCGCAAGTAAGGGGTACAGATTAGAGATCCGGCACAAACGAGAGGAAGGGATTCCCGGATACGTTCTGATCAGTGCCGTGCCGGTTGTAGATCATTCGGATCAGGTGGAATTATCAAAAGACTGCAGCCTGAACTATACGATGAAAGACAGTCGGAACGGAATCAATCATCTGATCGTAGCTGGAAAAGGGGAGCTTGCTGATCGTACTGTATACCATCTGTATGTCTGGCCGGACGGATCTTTTCGGGAAGAGCCTTACTATACAGGATTGAATGAGATTGCAGAGGTGTACGAAAATACGTCAACGGAGACAGCGGAGCTTAAATCAAAAGCAGTGGAAAAGTTGAAAGGGATCTGCAATAAAAAGACATTCGATATGGATATCGAAAAACTGGGAATTGATGTGGCAATCGGTGATGTCATCGGTGGACGAGATTATCTGACCGGCATGACGATGAAAAAATCTGTCGGAAATATCGTTTACAGTGTCACAAATGGAGTTATATCAAAAGAATATAAATTGGAAGGAGATTGAACATGGAGATAGTATCAGGAAAGACTGGCAGTCCTCACGTTACCAGCCAGCAGTTCCGTCAGATCCTTGAGGGAACGATCGGGCAGGGGAGCTGCATTCTGACTTCCGGGGAAAATCTTGAACCGGAATTAACATCGAATAATCTGCTTAAGATCCGAAGTGGAATCATGGCACATCACGGGAATGTATCAGCTGTGAAGATTGGTACTTATGACGAGGTCACGATCACGAACGGAACGCAGGGAATGAAGAGAAAAGACCTGGTCGTAAACCGGTATACCCGGAATAAAGAGACCGGTATCGAGACAAATGAATGGCTGTATATTATGGGAACGCCAACGAGCGGGACACCTACAGTTCCTGCATATACAAAAGGGAATCTGCAGGAGGGTGATCTTGTGGATGATTGCCCGGTATTTGAGATTACGTTGGAGGGAATCAATGTGACGGGAGTGAAAAAGTTGTTGGATGTGTTGCCGTCAATGGATACAATTCAGCAAGATATGATCCCGTCCACAGAAACGCTGAAATCAGGAGTACGATTACAGCGGATGGGAAAGTTAAGAATCCTGAATCTTGTGGACACCAGTTCCGCAGCAGACGGAACAATCGTTAATCTTGCGGCGAGTGACCGTCCGGCAAATTATGTTTTTGCACCAGCAATAGTCAGAGGGCAGACCTATCCGGATTTTTTCATTTCCGTGACACCAGTTAGTGCAGGAACTGGAAAAGTAGGACTTTTTCGTGGAGCCAATGTGCAGATGCAGTATAACGGCTATATCTGCTCACAGATTGCGTGGTTGGTAGATTAAGGAGGAAAAAGTGTAAATGAAACTTATATACAACGATGGCACAGATCTGCAGATCCAGTCAGCATCCATCCAGGGGGATGGGACACTGCTGATCAAGACAGTATCAGCAACGGAAGAGGATCTGCGGGGAATGTTCGGGGACGAGCTGAAGACCCGGAAGATGGTTATATCAGAACGTAGCCAGACGGTCGGAGAGTACGAGGGGTATACCACTCTTGAGGGAATCACCAAGTACACAGCCGGTATTATAGGCATTATTCTGTCGAGGCCGGGTGAAACAGTGGCAGAAAAGATGGACGCACTGATCCGGGAGAATGCAGATTTAAAAGAACAGGTGGAGATGTTGAAAGGATGCATCTTGGAGATGTCTGAACAGGTGTATCAGTAAAATGGTAACTCTATTAACCAATATATTCATATTAATGCAAAATGCAGGAGGTAAAGAAATGATGGCAATGTTATGGGCACAGCAGATAATGATGGGAAAGAAGACATATGGACAGGTTCCACGGCTGTTAAAGGACAAGGTAAAAGAGATCCTGGAGGATTCCGGTATGACGGAGCTTGTAAAAGAGGATGAGGAAAAAGCATGAAAATCAAAGTAGTAAATCAGGCGGCTCTATCTTGAGCCGCCTGAGACAGCAGAGGGAACAAGGGAGTATCTGAAAGCAGAGTTCAGCTTCTCAGAGGGATGGGATGGAATGACGAAGACGGCTTTCTTCCGGGGAGCGAATGGTAATACATATTCGCAACTACTGGAAAATGACGCTTGTACTGTTCCAGCAGAAGCTCTTGCCGCACCTGGTCGAGTCGGTGTATCCGTATCCGGCACACTAGGCGAAACGATTATCACAACTGATATCAAGAGCTTTACGATCCTGGCAACCTTAAGCGGTGGCACTCCATCAGATCCTGAGCCGACTGTATGGCAGCAGATTCTTGACAAAGTGGACGAGACACAGCAGATTGCCCAGTCAGTCCGGGAGGATGCAGAGGCTGGAAAGTTTGCGGCTACCGCTGAGATGGTGGAGCAGGCAGTCAGCGTATATATGCAGCTAGCACTGTTCCGGCTTGCCCCTGAATTGAAGGCGATTGGTGTAAACTATTGGTTGAGAAATGTGGCAGGCTCACAGACATATACCTTGATATCACAATATGGCGATGCTAGCAGTGATATGGCTACAAGCACTTATGGGATCCGCCCGGTGTTCGCAATCGGATGATTTTGGCTTTAAATGCAAAGGAGGTGAGAAAGATGGATGATGTAATTACAAGGGCAGAGCATGAAGAGTTCAAGAAGAGGATTGAAGACGAGAACCATCGTCAGAACAAGCGGATTGAAGTATTGGAGAAGATTACGCAGCAGATTAATTCACTTACCGTTTCCGTCGAAAAGCTCGCACAGAGTATAGAACTTATGGTAAGCGAGCAGAAGCAGCAAGGGAAACGCTTGGAAACATTGGAGAGTCGTGACGGAGATATGTGGAGGACAGCTGTAAAATACGTTCTTACGACTGTCCTCGGTCTTGTTCTTGGTGCAGTAGCAATGAAATTTGGATGGAAATAAAGGAGATCAACTATGAACATTGAAACATTAATGCAGTATATGAGTTACATATTGACTGGAATCGGAGTACTGGCATTTCTTGTCAGCGTAATCGTGCAGGTCATTAAAGAGATGCCTGAATTAAAAAAAGTACAGACCAACGCAGTCGCACTGGTTACAGCACTGATCCTGACACCTGTGTCAGTGATCGTACTATGCACATATTACACAGTAGTAATTGAGTGGTATTACATTTTCGCATCATTTATTGCCGCATTTATTGTCTATCTGGTAAGCACTGGCGGTTGGGAACGTGTCACGGAAATGTGGAATCGCAATAAATATAAGAAGAACTAAGTTTGCACCGGTGCAGGAAGGGAGAAAAATATGAGTAAGACAGCAGCAGGATTAATCGCATTTGCAAAAAGTAAGATCGGAACACCCTATGTATATGGGGCAAAGGGTACAGTGATGAGTATGGCAAAGATCCAGGCACTCCGGAAAATGTATGGATCTAATTGTGTATGGAAATCAGATGATAAGAAAGCTGGAAGGGTATGCGTAGACTGTTCTGGTCTGATTAGCTGGTATACCGGCATTGTCCGGGGATCAGGACAGTATAAGAGTACAGCGGTTGAGGTGATCCCGATCAGCAAAAGATCTGATGCGCATATCGGCTGGGCAGTATGGATGAATGGGCATATTGGAATCTATCTCGGAAATGATCAGTACATTGCTGCTGATGGATCAGCTTACGGTGTGCGGATCGCCAATCTGTCACAGAATGGATTCACGCATCTTCTGAAGCTCTGTGATATTGATTACGGACAGGGAACAGCTTCTGGTCCGAAAGAGACTGCCAAACCATCAGGAGGACACTATAATGCGGCAGTAGTATTCACCTACTGCGTGAAAGCCGGGGGAAAAACGTATCCATCCGTGAAGAATCTTGCCGATTATGCAGGAGTCAGGGGAAAGGCGATCACAGACGTTGCAATCATGTGTAACGTGGGAAAAGTCGAATACCGTGTTCATGTTCTGGGTGGAAAGTGGCTGCCATACGTGAGCGGGTTCAATTGGGCTGATCCGGTAAATGGATATGCCGGAAACGGTAAGCCGATTGATGCAATCGAGGTGATATATCTTGCACCGGATGGCAGCAGTCAGAAAGCACAGTACAGAGTCAGTCCCGTGAACGGCAACTACTATGACTGGCAGTACAATAATGAGACAGGCGGTGGACAGGATGGATATGCCGGAAGCTTTGGGAAGAAAGTTGACAGATTCCAGCTTTTCTGAAATGATTAACAGGTCGGAGGTTTCTCCGGCCTTATTTTTTTGCTCTAAAATACACTAAAATGGTGAAAAACTATTGACATATACACTGAATTGGTGTATAGTATAATTACAGAGAGGAAAGAAAGGAGAAAATAAAATGTTGGAAAAAGGCAAAAGCTACGAGGTAAAAGAGTGGTTCGCAAATAAGATAGCCCAGGAAATGGGAAGAAATATTGAAAGCTGCGACGTGTTTGCGGTCATAAAAGAAACGGAAAAAGCAGTATATGCTCTTCTGAATCTTGGCTGCGACAGAAGGAAAACAACATGGGTGCCAAAGTCATGCCTAATCCAGCATGAAGTAGGAGCGGACGAAAATGGTCTTATGAGATACGAGACCGTTTTTGAAGAAGATTATGAAAAATGCGTAGAACTCTTCAAAGAACACTGGAGAGATTTCAAGTAGTAAGGAGGGTGCGAAATGAACATTGAAGAAGCTAGAAAAAAAATGAGCATGTCCAGAAAGGACGTGTCCCGGAAACTCGGGATTCCGTACAGGAGTCTCGAAAATTGGGAGAAGGGGCTTAGCAAATGCCCCGACTATGTAGAACGGCTAGTTGTAGCCGAGATTCTGAGAGGAGGAAAAAAGATGACTGATATCGAAGTATTAATGAAAAATGGATATTCAAAAAGAAAAGCGGAAGAAGAACTTAAAAGAGGCACTGTAGTATTCGAAGGAGAAGACTTTGAAAGACACTTTGATGATTACATGGAAGAATGGGGAATTGACGAAGAAGAGCAAGAAAAGTACAAAAAAATGTTGGATAAAAAGACAGCTCTTCCGGACTGGGGAATTGTCGAAGATAATGGCAACACGTATTATATTATGTACTGCCTGTAATCTGAAAGGTTGTGATTCCACATTCACTTTTTTAAAAATACACTAAATTAGTGAAAAAAACCATTGACACATACACTAAATTAGTGTATATTATAATTGCGGAAAGGAAAGAAAGGAGAACGAAGCAATGAAGTACGATGTAACGTTTAGCTGTGGACATACAGAAGAGATACAGATTTACGGAAAAGCAGAAGAACGTGAAAGAAAGATTAAATATTTCGGAAAAAGCGGACTCTGCCCAGAATGCTATAAACAGAAAATGAACGAAGAAAAAGCAGAAAGCTGTGAAGAAGTAGAAATGAAATACAGCGAATACAAAGAGAACTATGCAGACTGTAAAACAAAATCAGGAAGCTATGACAAGGAAGAAAAAACCATCGTTGTCTACATTCCTAAACAGGATGAAAAAGAAGAGGATTCGCGGGAAGTGTTTGGAAAAGCTCTGAATGCAGCACTGGAAGAACTGAAGGGAGAAAACGAAAATGCAAAGCCGGAAGAAGTAACACCGGTAATGATAGCAAGAGAACTTAACAAGATGGGATACACAGAGGAAGAATTAAAGAAAATGAAAGATGTGCCGGAAACGGTAATGAAGGATGTGCTTGAAAAGAAGGAAGAATGGACAAGGTGAGGTGAATGGTTGTGTATACAAGAGAAAAAGTGGAATTGATCGGAGAAATATATCAGCGAACACTACAAGTATTAAATGGAGGTGTTCATGATCCGTATAACTGGATGTCAGACAGATATCCGATGAAGTGCCTTGTGATGATCTATCCGAGAGCGGTAGCGTTAGGAATACCGGAAAAATTAAACAAGAAGATGATGGAACTCATGGATCTGATCACAATAGAAGAAATGGGGGAGATGATAAAAAAGCAAATGCCACAAGAGATGATATTGTATCTCGAAATCGGAAAGAACAAAGCAAATGCCACAAGGGAATAAGATCACCCCGGAGCAGTCACTCCGGGGCTGAATATCGTATCATCTCAAGCGGGGGCAAATAGGGGGCAAGTTATTATATTTGCTTGCATTGAAATGTGTGAGAAATTTGTGAAAATCAAATATTCTTACAGTGTTTATACCTATTTATATATATAGGGTAGCCGGCCAGCGGCATTAGACTGAATCTCTGAATCTCCTGTAAATCCAGTGTTTGCAAGGGGTTCAGAGATTTTTTATTGTCAAAAGGGGGCATAAAGGGGGCAAACTATAAAATTTTTAATTCTTTGATCTGTGCATTTCTCTGTTCTTCAAGTTTCTTTGTTACGTGCAGATAGATCTCTCTAGTAATCCTGCTGTCATTATGTCCGAGTCTTTTGGATATGCTATCAATATCAATTCCCTGTTCCATCAGCAAACTTGCGTGAGTGTGCCTGAGTGTATGAGGCGTGATCCTGCGTCCAATAACTCTCTGAGATGTTTCCCTTAGATATTTTGCATAACAATCAAATTCAATATGCTCCCGGATTGTACCGGGAAAGAATACGCTACTGATTGAAACTACAGTGCCGCTGTGACAGCCTAGAAGCACGTTTCTGCAAACCGTAAGCAATTCATCCTGAATATATACGTCACGTACGGAACAGGCTGTTTTGGGCGTTGTAGTAATATCAGCCACACTGTCGTAGGTTTTAGTCACGTGGATTTTCCTGTTTTTCAAGTCAACGTCAGACTTCGTGAGAGCGGCGGCTTCACCGAATCGCAACCCGGATAGTGCAAGGAACTCGGTAAGGAGTTTCCATTTTAGAATTGTCATGCCGGAGAGCAATTCTTTCAGTTCGGCAGATTCAAGAAACTTATCCTCAATCTTTTGGCGGTGCGGAATATCGCTGAATCTTTCTATTTTGTTGAGATAGGATATGTCTTTAATATAGTCATTGCGATATCCCCAACGAAGCAAAGCTTTTAGACGAATCATCCATTCGTTTAATGTACTGTGTTCCCGACCAGTATTGAGAAATCGCTCACGGATGTAACCTGCGGTGAGCTTGTCAACATAGATTCCAGGATCCAGTATCTTCATTAGCGTATTGCACACAGCACTGTTTCTGCGATAGGTTGACTGCTTAAGCGTTCGGAACTGTTCTTTTCTGTATAGATCCACCAGGTCTTTCAAGCGGATCTTGTCCACCTGTGGCAGCAGTGCCTTGTCAATCTTTTCAGACAGTGCAACAGCAGCCAGTTTTCTTGACTGTGCCGTATTTTTCTCCATTACAACAGAAACCCTCCGGGTCTTTCCTGTCATTGGGTCGGTGTAGCGTTCAACAAATTTGAATCCGGTTTTTCTTTCTTCTACCCACATAATCATCTTCCTTTCTGTTTTTGAGTATAAAAATAACAGCCAGCGAGGAACGTGTGTTCCACTTGCAGTGGCTGTCCGAAGATGATACAATATTCATTGGATTTGGAGTGTATCTCTTCGGAGGTATTCTATAAGCACATTGGCGTGTGCTTCCAGTGCCGCCCCTTTTGGCGAAGGGGCGGTTTTTTAATTATTCATCGTCTTGATGTGCTGTAAAGTTGTAGCAATCATCAACATCAGGCATCCCACCTATTAGGCAGGAATATTTTTTTGTAGCAGGATTTTCATATCCGAATCCATTTTGCAACGCTCCCTGAACAGCTATTTTATCCCCGGCAGTCAGTTCACCAGTAAAGGTTTTGTCATAAAAGATAATAATACTCCCATCCTCGCCCTTTATCAGTGCAGCATCGTCATGCAATGCAGAAGAGATATCAACATACCCGCCCACTATTTCTTCCACTTCATCACGGGTCATGATTTCAGAAATTTCGCCTTCAATAATAATGTCGCTCTCATAACCTTGCTCATTAGTGATTACTTTTAATGCGTCTTTAATGTCTGTAGGTTCGTATTCAATATCGATTTGAGGAGATACAAGACTTACATCAAATAGTGTTCCGTAAGCTCCTGGAGCTGATTCCGATGAAAAAGTGCCTTTAATCGAAACAGTAGTTCCGTCAGGTATTAATATCCAAAAGTTATCAACAGACTGGGCAAAGAGGCATCGAATAGAGGTTTTCTCGTCATTGGATTTCAAATCCACGCACCCGTATCCCTGATATTTTACACCACGAAGAGTGAGCTCCTTGTTAAAAGGCAAGCCAGTCTTTTCGGAACATTTTTTATAAAGCTGTTGTCCTTTTTCCGAATAACGCTCCTCATCAGTAAGGTATGCTTTTTCAGCTTCTTTTTTAAAAAGCGATTGAGTTTCGTTATACATATCAGCGAACTCATCCATAGTATATTCTGTCTTTGAACTTTCTTTTTTGCCGCATCCCGTTAGAGCTGTGCAGGACAGCATAAGCATTCCAATTAAAAGGAATGTCAAAATCTTTTTCATAAAACTTTCCTCCTCTTTCGTCCCCGTTCCTTTAGTTACACCATAAGATTTCGTATATAAACGGCAAAGCCGAATATACCATAATTTTACAGATATATTTTTAAAACATTTACCAATACTAATTGCATGAAAATATTATTAGAAAAAATCATGTATGAAAAAAATCTATCTGTACGTCAGCTTTCCTTAATGTCAGGAGTTCCACGTTCTACCATACAGGAATGTATGCGTGAAGACTCTAATCCACGAATCAGGACGCTCGGAAAGCTTGCTGTTGGTCTGAAATGTGATATTACAGACCTTTTTGATCCTGATTCTGAATAAGTGTCCGGTATACCGGACGATTGATTAAAATGCCGTATGTATTTCCGTTCTCGATTGTTCTATTAATGTAGGAACAAATAAATGGAACGTGTGTTCGATTTTCCTATTGATTTACTACAGGAAATGTAGTATTATCTGATTAAGGAATTTCGAACAAGCGTTCTGCACGAGAACGGAGGTCATACATATGGAAAAAGATAATTGTACAAAACAACAAGATATCGACTTCATTGTTGAATTGCTTCGAAAACAATCTCCGGAAAAAATACGAGAAGTACTTGTATTTATCCGAAGTTACATTGAGAAGTAGTCATGGAGAGTCAGTGCTTACTGGCTCTTTTTTAAGTTATCAATATATTGCTTAGCAATCTTTTCCAATACTGCTTTACTTGTATCGTCCAGTTGCTCATAAGTAACAATTAATGTTTGAATAGCGTCTGCTACAGCCGAATCTTTATCTTTGAGCAGTAATGCTGTGTATTTCAGAATTTTCTGCTGATCAGTCAATTCCTCAAACATTTCGCCTTCACCAGATCTTAACCACTTCTCATTAACTCCAAATTCTCTACATATAGAAAATATAATTGCGTCACTAGGGGTTGTTCTACCCATTTCATATTGAGCAATTGTGTTTTGCTTCATTCCTATTTTATCTGCAAAAGCTTGTTGTGTTAAATCTAATTCTTTGCGTAATTTTTTTAAACGATCTTTCAAAAAATGCTCACCGCCTTTCTTGATTTACATTATACACAGCGTTACATTTTTCGTCAATACAAAATATCTCATAAACAATAAAATATCTCATAAACAATGAAAAGGAGGTTGACAATATTGATTTTGTGATATATTATAATCTCACAAGCAACAAACAGTTGCTTAAGAAAGCAGCGGACTGCATTGGAGAAAGGTTGATAGTTACCCGGAACATTAAAGTTCCTTTTCTAAATGGGCTGACATTGTGGAGAGGTCATTGCCCGTGTAAGTAAAATACAGAAGCTTATATCCGAACTTTTCATACTTGCGGATAAGTTCGTTAGACTTTACGATTTTGTAAATTTTCAATATATCACCTCCTCTCAAAGAGGCGATTTGCAGTCCGCAACCAATATTATAGCAGAAGGGAGATGTTACATGTTGGATCTTGAAAAAAAGAAACGACAGGAAATTAACAATATGGTGGCAATTTTGGAACAAATTGATTTGCCGGACATTATTCTGTTGACAAGGGATGCTAATACCTTGCTCTTGAGGCAGCAGGAACAATGCAGAGATGCTGAAAGTAAGAGAAAGCGAGGTGAGGAAGATGACAAAAATTTGCCCGAGGTGTTTTGATGATCTTCCGGAAAATGCAAATTACTGTCCGCATTGTGGAGAATGCGTGATGGAAATTGTAGAACGTACAATTCAATATATTGGTTCGCCGCCCAAAACGGTGGAGGTTAGTGTAAAAGACAGTGCTATTTCTACCGAAGAGTTTAAGAAAGCGAGGTGATATTGCCAATGACCAAAGCACAAGCCATTGCAGAATTGGAACATATCTATGAAATCCTCCCATTGATAGCAGAAGCCGTCAAAGAAGAGAAGAAACCAATCAACCAGTATGGCAAGACTTCCTATTTCCGTGATATGTACGGGCAGTCAATGGGAACTGTGAACAATAGGAAAGAGGGAATCCGAAGAGAAATCAAATCCGGGAGATACCCGGAGAGTGCATTGATCGAAAGATTTATTGATAAGGCGGTGTATGCAGACTATAACCGGTTCTTCAAGTACTTGGAGGGAGCGGGACGAAAATACGTTCCTGCTTATGATCCGCTGGAGGCGATGGTGCTTGTAAGGAAAATGGAGGGAGAGACAAGTGAACAGTCCGTGTAGCAGGTGCAGAAAAATCAGATACTGCATGGAACAGAGAGGTATCTGCACATCATTTAAAGGAGGTGAGAAACATGGAAAAACTGGAGGTAATTCAGATCAGGAAGAGAAAGCCGACAAAAGAACCGGTAAGACAGCCGGATACATACGACAAGATTGTTGAACGAGCCTTTTGGTTCGTGATCGGGTTCAGCATTGCATTGATGGTCTGCTGTGTGGCTTTCGGGCAGACCATTAATGCATAAGAAAAGTGCCGTAGCGAGGCGGCAACCTCTCAGGCACTTAGAAAATTAGTCAACTACATTATAAAAAAGAAAGGAAAGAAATGCAATGGAAAGTATCAAAATTAATAAACTGGAAATTGAAAATGTAAAAAGAATCAAGGCGGTAAAAATCGAGCCTACTGCCAATGGATTAACTATTGTGGGCGGAAAGAATAACCAGGGGAAAACATCGGTACTGGATTCGATCGCATGGGCATTGGGTGGAGAAAAATACCGCCCATCACAGGCACAGCGTAAAGATTCCACTATTCCTCCAACTTTACATATTGTGATGAATAATGGATTAGTAGTGGAAAGAAAGGGAAAGAACAGTGCATTAAAGGTTACGGATCCACAGGGAAATAAAGGTGGACAGCAGCTTTTGAATGAATTTGTTGAACAGTTGGCAATCGATCTTCCTAAGTTTATGGAAGTATCAGGAAGAGAAAAAGCTCAGACTTTACTGAGAATTATAGGAGTGGGTGATCAACTGGCAGTATTGGAGCAGAAAGAAAAGGAGCTGTATAACAACCGGCTGGCAATCGGTCAGATTGCAGATCAGAAAAAGAAATATGCGAAAGAGCAGCCATATTATCCTGAAGCACCGAAAGAACTTGTATCACCGTCAGAACTGATCAGAGAACAGCAGGAGATTCTTGCAAAAAATGGGGAAAATCAGAGAAAACGGGAGCGTCTTCATCAGCTTGAACAGGAATATCAGAAAATCAACGAACAGATGGAAGATCTTCTTAAAAAGCAGACTCAGGTCAGGGACGATCTGAAAATTGCACGGATGAATGCAGAAGATCTTCATGACAGATCTACAGAAGAACTGGAAAACAGCATCACCAATATTGAAGAGATAAACCGGAAGGTCAGGGCGAATATGGATAAAGACAAAGCAGAAGAGGACGCACAGCTTTATTCCAACCAGTATGCAGAACTGACAGAAGAGATTAATGAAGTGAGGGGACAGAAGACTTCACTTTTGGAAAATGCAGAACTGCCATTGCCGGAATTATCTGTAAAAGAGGGGGAGTTAATTTATAAGGGACAAGAATGGGACAATATGTCCGGGTCGGATCGGTTAAAGGTTTCAACAGCAATTGTCCGTAAGCTGAACCCAAAATGTGGCTTTGTATTGCTGGACAAGCTGGAACAGATGGATGAAGATACGCTGAATGAGTTTGGACAGTGGTTAGAGCAGGAAGGACTGCAGGCGATTGCTACAAGGGTCAGCACGGGAGATGAGTGCAGTATCATCATTGAGGATGGATACGTGAAAGAACCTGATACTGAAAAAACAGAAACAAAGACATGGAAAGAAGGGACATTTTAATGGAGATTATCAGAGGAAAGATCAAAAAGGCGAAAAAAGTTGTGATTTATGGTCCTGAGGGGATTGGAAAATCGACTTTTGCAGCTAACTTCCCCGATGCATTATTCATTGATACAGAAGGGAGTACCAACAGTATGGATGTGGCACGTCTGCCACGTCCAACCAGCTGGACTATGCTGCTGGAGGAAATTGATTATGTGAAGAAAAATCCAAGAGAATGCAGGACGCTGATCATTGATACGATTGACTGGGCAGAAGCCT